TTGGCAGACAACTCACTTTGCCCGTCGCGCATTCAATGACCGACACGTCTGGGACGCATATGTGTTTGGCAAAGCGCTTGACGCAATGAATGAGGATGAACTGCTTAAGCAGCCAAACGGGGACAAGAACTGGCAGCATCGATTGGCGCAGATTCATTCGCAGCATACTGCCGTTGCCGATGTTGGACTCAATACAGTCGGCGGCGTGCAAGAAGCAATGCGCGCATTGAAGATGCCCGAATCGGTCGTCAAAGCGATTGGCAATCCTAACGACCCAATCACAATCGGGTTGTCTGACATTATTGGCGGACAGACATTCTTTCACCAAATCGATTCGCGCAAGCAGGGTGTAGAAGCCCTGTTCCAACTTGGCATTTACGGCGGATCTGTTGTCCAGTTGTTCAACGATACCAAGGAAATGCCCGGCGCGCCGGAGATTGGACTTGCACCTGGTGATACATCGGCATGGAAAGAATATGCTCGCGGAATTGTTGCCAAGACATTCCCATCTTCGCAGGTCGTTATGGCCGGCAAGAATCGCATTCCGGTGCCAATGGGTAAAACGTTGCAGGCATTGGCTGGATTGGCCGTAGCTTCGCACAAAGGCGAAATGCCTTTCCGCAATGCGTACGGTGACAAGATCAATCCGATTACGCAGATGGCGCAAGCGCTTGGTCCAGGCATGCCCAACGTTATTGACTCCGTCGCGGCAGCTCGTTCTATCGACCGCGTACTTAAAGCGAAATCGATGGAATTCAACATGGAGGCGCACAAGTACGCCAACAAACGGATTGACCCAAATCTTAAAGAGAATTTGCGCAATGCTCAATTGAGCGAAGTCTCTATTAATTCAACTGCAAAGATGCAGCAATTATGGTTGTCGCTAGCGTGGCAATACAACTTCCTCAATCGCAATCAGGCCATGGCAGAAAGCCAGCGCATTGAGAATCTGCGTCGAGCTTCGCTTGAAAGCATAAAGAAAGGCGGCACGGGTGGTGATGTATTGTCGGGGCTATTTGACAATGGCATTATCAACGCCGCAAGAGACTCGGTTATCAAGGCGTTGATCGACGCCGACGAGGAAATTGACAATCAGGAGAAGGAGGATTGATGCCGCGCAAGTTTTCGTACAATCGTGATGGATCGGTGCTGCCCACGTCCAAGGCTGTCTCGGACGCGCGCCACGCCTGCGCTGAGTATGGAATTGGCTCGGTACTCAATAGCCCCTACGGGCCGGTGTTTGGTTATCTGCTACGTCTGATTGAAGACAAGGATGTAGAACTTGCAGCGCTGCGGCAAGATGTGGATAATCTCAAACGGTTGACGACTGACTTTGCAGGCGCGCCGCTTATTGACGTCTCTGCCAATTTTGATCCAGACGGTACACCCAAGAAAGCGTATCGCAACATGAACGCGGACGAGCGGGCTGCTTACAAGCGCAGCCAAGGAGCATAAGATGGCTTCGCATACACAGTGGCAACGGCTACTTAAGAATGACGGCACCGAAGCGCTTACAGCTCAAGCCGCCGATATGGCAGAACCTACGCTAGACACCGATGGCGTGTTGTGCGCCAATCGTCGTTATCTTACGCATCGCGTTTGGAACACCGAAGCGGCTGGTTCGTTCGACGTAGATGTGTGGGTGCAATTTGCACTTGGCGAACGGTGGTTCAAGGCTACTGCTGCCGCTGTTACGGTAAACAGCGTATCGCCTACCAACGGTGCGTTTATTACGTTTGAAGCGCGTGGTGCAATTCGCACTTACGTTCGTTGCTTCAACTTTGCCGGCGGCGCGAAGGCGAACGCTCGGATTAGCGGTGGCGATTAGCCACATTTAGGAGTGTGCTATGGCTGATTTTCTCGCGGGTCCGATTACTGACCCCCTTCCGCAGCGCCTTACCCCCGCTTCGGTTTCGCTCGTCGATGGCGCCAACATTGCGTTGGATGCGTCGCAAGGCGATGTGTTTCTTGTTACTTTGGCTGGCAACCGTACGCTGTCGGCTCCGACCAATCCCAAGGGTGGCCAGCGCTTTACGCTGATTGTTACTCAGGATGCGGTCGGCGGTCGCACGCTGACGTTTGATGCGGCGTACACCGATGTGTCGGCTGTCTCGCTCAACTCGACGGCCAGCGGCGTGACTGTTCTGCAGTTCATCACGGTCGTTTCGTCGGCGGGCGCGTACACGCATAGCTGCGTGTCGTCCTCGACGCAGGCGTTCCAACTGTCCAAGATCAAGACCGGCACGGTTGTAATGCTTCCAGCTGGTGGCGGTACGATTACCGCTAGCGTTGGTGCGCTATACAATAGCAAGCCTGTGTTCGTGACCATTGCGGACAACGTTGGTGCGTTGGGCGCGGCTTTGCCGCAGTTCAAAGCGTCTGTTGCTGCAGGCACGTTGACGATTACTGCAATTGTTGCTGCCGGTACCGCTCAGGCTCCGACCGCCAACATTACCCTCAATTACCTGATTGACGGACGCTAAGTAATCGGGGGCTGCTATGATCAAAAAGTCTGGCAGTCAGTATCAGGTCCAGTCTGAGAGTGGGAAATCCATGGGAAAGTACCACTCTCGGGCTGAGGCCGAACTGCGCTTGAAGCAGATTGAATATTTCAAGCACAAGAAGGGGGCCGGAAATGTCAAATGACACATGGACTTCAAAAGCCAATACGGTCATTGCGTTTGTCGGTATCCTATTTACCCTGTTTGTTACCGTCGCAACGGTAGCAATGTATCAGGGACGAATTGAGGAACGTGTTGCAACCGTCGACAAGCGACTGGAACGAATGGAAGGCAAGATTGACTTGATTGCTCCTCCGACTGTTCGCGCCGCTGCGCAGACTCCGGCGCTGCTTTCAACTCCTGTCATTGCCAATCAACCGGTTGCTTCTATTCCTGGTAGTACGGTGCCGCGATGAATCTTGCAGAAATCCTTGAAGGCGCCCAAGCCTGGGCACGCAACCGCAGGGATATCACCTATCAGATGGGTGGAGAAGATATTCGCAAAGACGGCAAGCTTGATTGCAGTGCTTTTGCGTGGACCGTTCTAGGTGAGAAAAAGAAAGACCGCAATACGGACTGGATCCGTGCGGATGCCGTCGGTCGCAAGAGCCGGTTTCGTCAGATTGCTGCACCCGTTCCCGGCTGCATTGCTGTTTACGGTAGCCGGTGGGAGAAGACGCCCGCAGGTGCAACCAAACGTCACGCCGGACATGTCGGATTTGTGGTTGACCCTGAGAAGAAGCTTGCGATCGACTGTTCATCTTCTCAAAATGGAATTCGTCTGCACCGGCAAAGTGTGTTGTTTGACGGACCTTCCGACAAACGAACCAATGGTTTGATTTTCTGTGTGCCTGTGGAGGCTACCGATGCACCTATCGCCTGAGGCTGTTGTCCTTGCACTTCTCACCCTCAACGCAGCAGTCTGCGCACTTGTGCCGCGTAGCATCAAGGACAAGTCTCCGCAGTTCTGGGGAGTCCTCGATGCAATTGCGGCCAACGTGCACCATGCCAGCAATCAAGGACAGGTCAGCCAGCCTTGGCAGGGCGGCGTGGCTGTAGCAATTACCGCATTTGTCCTTGTGCTTGTCGGTGGCGGAGCTGTCAAGTCGGCAAAGCCGGAACAGAAATGGCCTCCGGTGAATGCAGAAGCGCCTGTCCCTGTTGAATTGCCCGATGCAAGCACTGCTTTGGATGCAGAATCGCTTCCCGACGCCGTATCGCCTGCTCAGGACGTCTCCGCCTGCTCGCCTACAGACATGTAGGCTTGCTGCAAAAACTCGCGTCCTGCGTCAAATGTGGAGGTCGATGTGATCAACCGTCAACTCGTACATTATGACACGGCTGGGCAGCGGGTCATTCTTAATCCCGGCCAATTGGTCAATACGGGTGGCGACTATTATGATGTTGCCGGCGGCGGTGGCGGTGGGTCGCCTGGGTATTACGGGTCGTTCTACGATACGACAAACCAGATTGCGGCAGCTATCAATACAGGGTATCCAATCACGCTTGATACAACGGTCGAGAACAACGGCGTGTCGATTGTAAGCGGCAGTCGGATTACAGTTGCTGCCGGCGGCGTATACAACATCCAGTTCTCAGCCCAGTTTGTTAACACTGATACGTCAATTCATGAAGTCACTATGTGGCTTCGTCTCAACGGCACAGATATTGCGTATTCCTCGGGTGCGGTCAGTGTGCCTAACTCACACGGCGGCATCCATGGGCAAATCATTGCTGCTTGGAATTATGTAATGACGCTGTCTGCAGGCGACTATTTGCAGTTTTACTGGCAAACACCCAATACCAATGTTTACATTGAAAAGGTTATAGACGGTGCTGCGCCTATTTCGCCCAGCATGATCGTCACCGTCACACAGGTAGCGTCTACTGTCGCAGGACCAACAGGGCCGGCAGGCACAAGTCTTCTTTATGGAGCAACGGCACCGGTTGTTGCGACAGGTAGTGATGGGGATTTCTACATCAACACAACAACAAACTATTTGTACGGCCCCAAGGCTAGTGGGGCTTGGCCCGCTGGAACTCCGTTAACTGCAGGCACCGGCCCGGCTGGTGGCGATTTAACCGGCACATATCCAAATCCAACTTTAGCCCCAATCTCAACTGCAGCAACTAAAGGCACAGCCGCAAAATCTGCAACCGTTACAATTGATGACAAAGGTCGCGTAACTTCAATCAGCGATCAGAATATTGCAATTGCGCAATCGCAGGTTACCAACCTAACAACCGATTTGGCAGCAAAGGCAGCGCTTGCAGGTGCGACTTTTACCGGAAGTGTCAATATTGGTCCAACGTCAGCAAGTCAATTGTTCTTGACTGGCACTGGCAATTTGCGAATGGGGATCGGGTTTAGTGCAGGTTCATTTTCAAATGCAAATGCGGTCTTAGAAATTAAACCTCATGCTAGCACTCGGTTTACGTTTCTCGATAACGTCGTAGGCGCGCTTCACAATCCAGTGTTTGTACTTGCCGACCTTGATGCAACCGGCAAAGGCATGGCTTTGTATGCCGACACTACAGCAAGCGCATTTATCTATGACAATACTGGTGGATTCAATATTACTTCGGATACCAAGGCCAACATTCAAGGCGGCACGTTTGGTTCAGGTACATTGCGCTTTGCTGTGGAAGCTACAACCGGTCTTGCGCACGCATATTACGGATTGCAGGCCGATGCAAATTCAACGGTCACGCTAGCGCAAAGCGCACGCACGTCTTTGACTGTTAGCAACAGCAGCACAAATGCAGCAGCGGAAGCCGGAACAGTTGCAACGTCGAGCGCCGGCACCGTCTTCTATGGAACTGGATCGAGTGCCTCAAGCAAAGTTGCCGGCGGCATGATCTACACCGCAGATGCCATTCCGTTGACACTGTGGACCAATGGCTTGCGGCGCGTAACAGTCACAGGCGCAGACGGCAACGTCGGTATTGGCGTCGCCAGCGGCACTGCGTATTTGCACATCAAAGCTGGCACAGCAACGGGCGGAACAGCTCCGTTGAAGATCAACAGCGGTACAAATATGAGCACCCCGGAATCGGGTGCAGTCGAATACGATGGGACCGACTGGTATCTGACCGATAGTACACCGACCAGGCGCACAGTTGACTACCTGCCCACCGTGACCAGCTCGGCAACACCTGTGACAGTACCGGCCAAAGGTGGGTTTGTTCGAGTTGTCGGTGCGGCAGGCGCCAAGACCGTCAACCTTCCAGCATTGACCAGCGTCAAGACCGGCACGCGCGTAATTGTCAAGGACAGTTCCGGTACCGCAGCTGGTGGTACAATCACAATCACGCCAAACGGCACAGACACGATTGACGGTGCGGCGACTGCAACAATCACAACAAATTACGGTGTTGTCCGTCTGTTTGCTACGGGCAGCGCAGGACGGTGGGAGATATGGTAAAGGACCAAGTTGTGCGCCCTAATTGGAAGCGGGTGTCAGTGATATTCTGGACACTGCTTGTGTTTGTGCTTGCCGTGCTTGTAACTGCTTGCGGCCCGCGCATGTGCAAACAAACACCAATTGTGATTACAAGTCACCCAACCAAACCTAAACCGGCAGGCAGGGTGACTATTGGGTGTGATGGAGAAATCGTCTCTGAAATTCTTGCAGACGAGGTAAAATGATGGCGGACCTCAAAGGCCTGGCGCAGCGGGAATCACAATCTTTTCCGGCGCCGACTCTTGACGACCTGACTTCCCGAATTGGGATCATTGCTCAACCCTATGCCAACGAGTTGGGGATTGACCCGGTTATCGCTGCTCAATTGATTGGGTATATTGCCCGTATTGCCGCCGGAATTATTCGCGAGCAGCAGATCGCACATCTTCGTGCGGAGACCGTGATTATCCGCGACGAGCGCTGACATTTGCAGGCGCGCAAGTTCAAGCTCATCGCAAAGCTTGATTACCACATCGGCCAGCGGATGCGCCCAAGTGCGATAGGCAGTCAATCTGTAATGCATCAGATCGGAGATATCCACGGCAACACCTCTGCCGCATTCTTTACCGTTGTTGCATGCAGGTCAATTATTCTGCGACTTCGCAACGGGGCATCGGCGATCGTTGCGGATAATGCTTACCGTTAAAGATAAAGGCATTGCGCCATTTCATTTCAAACCCGATGCGCCGCAATTCGCCTTTGCACTTCTTGCATTTGTAGATGCAACGTTTGTCTTCCATGCCCATCCAGATCCATTGATGGTGCCAAGGAGTCTTGTGTCCGCCTCTGTTGTAGTTCATTGCTTTACCTGCATTAGCACCTTGCGCGCATAACCTTGCCCGCACTTGCCTTTCAGGCCTCCCCATCCGCAGTTATAGGCCGCAAGGGCAAATGCCCAGTCGCCGTGCGCTTTGCCGTGCCAGTACCGCAACAGACGAATGCCCTCGCGCCGGTTCACGTCTGGTAGCCATAACTGCGCCGGCGGGACGTGAGCCCACCTTGCGCACACTTGCATTACGCCGCGACAGTCGCCTCGCTCGGCGTACCATTGACCGCGCGACTCGACCTGTTCGACTGCTGCGGCTACGGTGTCGATTGTCATTGCAACTCCATACGCCAACGGCGCTTACTTGTACTGCCAACATCTTGACTATTGGGCCTGTTTCGCGATTTCCAACCTGTTGCGTTAGGCACAGTCACGCCGTCTTTCTTGAATCCCGCTTTGCGGTAAATGCAGCCAGTATGCCGAGTGCGGTCATGGTAACTGATCAGTGTCTTCATACCGTAATCTTTAGCAATTTCTGCGGATCGTCTTAGCACACGCGATGCAGTTCCATGCGGCAAACCACCGATTAAGAATAATCGAGTGATTTCACCAAACGACCCATCCTGCGGTAGTTTCCTTGCAACAGGTCGGCCAACAAGACAAAGGCCCAACAATTCACCTACTGGAACAGGAATATCAGAAAACAACATAAATTGCGCAGTGTACACGCCGACAGCAAACAGACATCCGGGCGGCGCGTTGTTTAGATAATGATCAGACCGTTGTAGCCACAACCTTGTCGCAGAATCATATGCAACTTTGCCAATCCATAGAAGCGGGGCTGCGGCTACGGTGTCGGCGGTCATGGCTCCACCTCAATCCCGACGAGTCTACGCGCCACCGCACGCGCCTCGAATTCTTCGCTAGCCCCGCAATCGCACGGGCATTCCGCTCGCGTCACGCACCATTGCGCGTGCGGCCCAATCTGCCAGTATGCTATTGCCTCGCGCAGACGACGGAGGCGATCAAGCTCGGGCCAAGTTTCCACCGCCTCGCGCAGGGCGGCGCAATCCATCGGCTTACCCATCACAACTCCCTTAGTACGGCGTCAATACCATCGCGCAACTCGCGCAGCCGCAGGTAAATTTCCTGCGTCGCTTCCGATTCGCTGGCTGCTTGTGCTTGCAGGATCCAAACTCCGTTGCGACGCACTACGGCAACCCAGCATCGTACGGCGGGCTTGATCTCAACCTCGATCGTTTGCTTCATCGCCAACCCCTCGGCTTTACAGCCCCGCAGGCTGTGCACTTGCCTGCCGTCGTCCATGAATGATGCCCGCGTGCGTGACCTGTGCAGGCGGGCAGTTGCGACCTGCGAGCTGTCCACCGCTCGCGCTTGTAGCAAGCGCCGCACAGACCGCGACATAGCTCCGGTCGACCGCATTGCGTGCAGTCTGGGCCGTGTTCATACCACCGCCCCATCAGGTCCACCCAATCGGACGCTCGACACCACAGATCCGGCACGACCCATCGCCCCACGGGTGCGGCTTGCCGTCGACACATGCGCCTGCGCTTAGACGATTGCCCTTGCCCATATAAGTCCGCCGAAAGCGTTGGTAATGGGTCATGCACAAGCCGCGAGCTTTAATAGGCTTGCCGCATTCGCTGCACTCAGAAGGATAATGCGGCTCGTCTGTAGGAGAATTGCGCAATAGCTTTGCACGGTAATGCTGGCTGTAGTGCGTAGAACACAGCCCCTTAACTTTTGCAGGTTTTGAACAATGTAAACAGTCCATGCTTTTCTCGTCTTTGCCTGCGTCGCAGGGCTGCTTGGACCCCAGGTGCGCACGACAGGCTTGTCGCCCGCAACCTAGCGGGTCGATTGTTGATCTGCTTGCAAAACAATCCTGCCGATAACTTCGGCAACTTGCGGAACAACGGCGTTGCCTAAGCCTTTCAAGGCTCCTCGACGCCATCGAGCCAATCGGCGGGAAACCCCATCAACTGTGCTACCCACCGCGGATTCAACCGTGCGCGGTTCTTCCCAATCGAACTGCGGTTGATCTGGTCGGGATGGGAAACGCGCATCACTATAGCCGCGATATTCGGCGATTTGCGGTCCTGTGCCGCTGGCTCGGTGCCGTCGTCGCGCCAATCCCTCGCCGCCGGCGTCGGCCACATCTGCACTGCAATTGCAAGTGGTGTTCCCATCCCGTTGCCGTTCTTTTTCTGTGCTTTTATCAGTTCGCGCCGTGCCAACCACGTTTCCAGCTCCTCGCCGTCCTGCGGGTTGCAGGCTGCCGGCGTCGGCCAGATCGTTGCGTCTGGCAACGAAAAAGACCCGTTGTCGGCGGTGGGTTGCGCCAACATCGCTAGCTGCCAATACGATCGGCCAGCAGGCGTAGTTTTCCGCTTCAAGGTCGCTGAGGACGGCATCTGCTCCGCGAGGCAGCAGACCGGGCACGTTCTCGCCAATGACCCATCGTGGCCGCAATTCTCGGATGAGCCGGTAATATTCGGGCCAGAGGTGCCGAGGGTCGTCGGCTCCAAGGCCTTTGCCGGCTGTGCTCCAAGGCTGACAGGGAAACCCTCCGACGATAGCGTCGATAGCGCCTCCAGCAGATCGAACAACGTCACTTGCTTGCAATTTTCGGACATCCGTCCACCTCGTCACATTGGGCCAGTGCTTTTCAAGGCAAGCAATGGCAAACGGGTCGATCTCACACTGGCCGATGCATTCCCAGCCTGCGCGCTCAAGGCCTAAATCCAATCCACCGATACCAGAGAACAGCGACAGGAATCTCATAGCACCACCTGGCAACGCCCTTCGAGCACTGCCGGCCACACGCTGTCGCGCAATTCATCCGACGACCCGGAACAAGCCAGCGCCGGCTGCACATGCAACGCAAGCCAAAGCAGCGGGATCACCGCAAGACCTCGGCCAAAACAACAACAGCAACAAATCCCCACACGACAATCGTGGCTGCAAATTCGCTTGGCCACAGCAACACTGACAGCATCTTGTTCATTGCAAACCTCCTGCCGCAATGCTACTGCGACACAGGCTGGGTGTCAATGGCGCCTGCAATAATATCTGCAGCAACCCATGCAACTGCAAGTGCGGCTCGTGCATGGGGTTTGCCGCTAAGCAATGACAATGGACCGCCGGCCTGGCCTTTGGTTGTGCGTTTGTCTGCAATACCTTTGCCGCCGTGCAGGTCAACCAGTGCGCTCCACACTCCGGAGTCCGTCTTAACTGACTGCCCCATCTTCTCACTTAGCTTTTTGACGATTGCCTGTCTGGTCAATGCGTACAGATATACGTCGCGTCGGTAGCACCACTGTCCGACCAGATCTTTGTTCGGCAATTCGCGCGCACCCAGCATCCACCAGATCATGCCGGTCTGTATGCAGGTGTCTGCAACTTCGTTGCCGGCTTTGCTGTAAATGCGCGGCCACTCTACAGCGATTGCTGTAACTTCGTCAGCTTGTGTCCAGTCGGACACAATGTCGCGCACAGACAACAATGCCGCATCGCCCTTTGCTTCAACGGCAGCAAGTACTTGTTGACCATCGTATAAACACAAGCCGATTGTCTTTCCAGGATCGATGCCGATTACGCGCATTTCACTGCCTCCATCAATTCCTTGATCGTCGCAATCTTGGATTCAATTTCGCGAATATCTGCGGCAGCATCCATAACGCCGTGCCAGTCGCGCATGCTCAACCGCAAAGCAAGATAGACTTCCATTATCTTGAGGCTGCGTTGCAGTTCCTCTTGCCAATGTGTCAGATCGTCTTGCCCCATTGCGTCTCCTTATAGCCGGCAGTGCGGGAGTCGAACCCGCGCAACATCGGTCCCCAAACCTGTTGCTCCACCTGCCGTTAGTGCACCCCGTATCGCTCTGTGCCGCGCCTGCGCCTTGTCTATCTGGCCGCGCAGGACTCGCCGTCTCTTGGTTAAAACGGGATGTCGTCAATTTCCATCAACGGTTCGGGATCGTGACGCGCTGCCAATTGCGCATCGCGCTTTGCCTTGCGCTCAACCAACTTGGCATCGCTCATTGCCCATGAAATCTTGCGCTGCTTGACGCCTTCCTTGTTCACCCACTCATCGGTCGAACCCCAGGCAATTACCTCCAGAATATCGCCTTTGTCTGGATTGATGCGCAGCACCTGATCGCGCTTGCTGGGAAACACCTTGATGTCAATAAAAGTCGAGGGTTTAAAGTTGCCGTTCTTGTCCTTGCCATGATTGACCTGCAGCGTAAGAATCTCAGGGCCGCGATCGGGCGTCTTGAATTCAAACAGGCGGCCTACGATACGCAGATCCAGAGTGTGTCGGGTTGCGGGGTTCATAGTGTCTCCTACTTGCGGTTGTCGAGTTTAGTACGCAGTTGTGCGCCGTGCGCCATCAATTGCTGGTCGGTCATCCCGTCAAACGACGGCGGCGTCGATCCCAATTCCTTGTGCATGTCGACCAGACGTTGCACGATCTTGTCGCGCGACACCTGTTGCACCTGCGGCGGTTGCGACTGTCCAGTCGGTGCACCGCGTGCAGCCTGGCCGTCATCATCTTCGGGAGCCAGACCAAGCAGCGACATCAACCCATAGCGACGCATGTAGGTTTGCGCACTACCGACTGCCTGCGCATCGCCAGTAGCCGCAGCGCACGCCGACACTACCGACACCCACTCGCCGGATTCTGCGTGAATCAACCGCGTCTCAACCGACACCGTGCCCGATGCCGAATCCAGCTCAGGCGATTGCAGCAGGACAAGCCCTGCTTCCAAACAAGCCGGACGAATCGTATCAATCACAGCCTCAAGCGTCGCATACTTGTAAGTACGACGGCCTGCATCTGCCCGTGCATCGCGCGTAACAGACGACACTTTACCCTGCACATGCAGCAAGGCTTTTGCCAAATGAATAAATGAATCTGAAGTCCTCATGTTGTTCTCCTTATTTGCCAAATCGCAGAACCCGGAACGAGGCGCCCTGCTTTGTGTACTCCGCAGCCAATTGCGGATGGTCCTTGCGCAACCGGTCGCCATCTAGCGATGCCCGCCCCTGCTGCGCCTTGTAGCTTATTTTGCCTGCGTTGTTAGGCAGACGCAGTACATCTGCTTGCGGGTAGGTCTCTGCCCATGCAGCCAGCAACTCTGCACGCACAGTCTTTGCGTCCTCCTCGGCAGTCTTTAAGTATGCCTCTGCGGCTTTCAATTTGGCGCTCAGAGCCGCGATACGCCCATCAATGGCATCGTTGCCCAGTTCGACCTCTCCCGCCGGTTCTAGGGCTTCCCATGAACGCTGCACGGTTGCCAGATCCTTTGCAGTCAAAACAGGCTCAACGCCTACTTCCATGTGGCGCATATGCCAAGTCGACATCTGCTGCAACAATGCCTGCTCCTCGTCGGCGTTGCGCTCTACAAAGAACACTTGCGGAATAATCACTTTGCGCCACAGCATCAGGCCAAGCACAGACTTGCCATCTTCTTGCACCTCTGGATCTTCGGACCCAAGCATTGCATCCACTTCGGCGGGCAAGCCGGTGACCGCTACCAGCACTGCGTATTGCGCTTCGGGTACGCAGATCAATTGCCAGCGCACCTGCGCCAGATAGTGCGGCGGAATTCCGCCATACCATGGCTGCGACGAGGTCTTGTATTCCACTGTGTACCAGCGAAAGTCCTGGTCCTGAGCGAAAGCATCGGGACTAGCCGCTGCCCACATGACCGGCCCGGCAATCGGCGCGTCTGCATAGCGCAGGCCTTCCTCAATTGTCAGCGGAAACTGTGCATACCAGTTGTGGATTACGTCCTCTGCTGCCGTGCCGCGCCGCATAGCTGCGCTTTCCTTGGGTTGCGGGTTGTTCTTGGCCAACCAAACATCGTGCGCAGTTGTCCATGGGGACATGCCCAGGATGGCGGGCACATCGCTGGCAGTGATGAGCTGGTGGCGCGGCAACGTTGCTCGCTTAAGTGAGTCTCGCATTACCTACTCCTAGAATTGCTTGGGAAAGATTTCGTACAGCGCGCGATTGACAATGTCTGCAAGCTTGCCAACTTCGGGTTCTTCCAGACGCAACAACAAGGACTGACTGCCGCGTTCGGTATAGGTGCTGATACTGAGGAATACAAACGAGTTGCTTTCGGACGATTGCATCAAGTCAATTGCCATTCCGTTGGTTGAAATTCGGCCAAGTGATTTGAGGTTATGTTCAGACATTGCCTACTCCAAGTCGGGTTGCCCCGTGAATGTTTGCAGCCTACAGCGACACCTTGGCGGTGTCAAGCACCTACTTGTAGGTTTTTGTACCTGTCGCAAAAGAAATCAGCGGCTCGACACTGTCGTGGAATCGGTACGTTGGCCCATGCCACTCGATGCGATGGCGGGCTAGCGGTCCATGCCTGTGCTTGAGGATGTCGATTTCTGCGTAGCCCTGCGGGTATCCCTCTGCGCTTTCCGGTGCGCGCCAGACAAAGGCAATCCAGTCGGCGTCCTGCTCGATCTGTCCGCTGCCACGCAAGTCGGACATGCGATAGCGCCCATCCCCGCGCTGGTCGATGGCTCGATTGGGTTGGGCAATAAGCAGGAACGGACACCCAAGGAACTTGGCTGCGTTCTTGCTTCGCGTCGCGTGCTGGCCAATCGACAGGTCATCGCGCTCTGCGCCAGTCGACGGAAGCAGTTGCAGATAGTCAAGCACTACCAGGCCCAGCGGCTGTTCTTCGTGCAAAGCGCACAGCCAGCGGATCACCTCGTCATAGTTGCGCGGCGGCTTATCCCAGATGTGGTAGTCCCAGTCGGACAAGGTCGCATATGCCTGTTGCAACGCGATGGCCTCGTCCACTGTCGCTGCACGGTTGCCCAGCAGCGGCACGCCGGACAGATAGCTGATCATGCGGCGCTCTAGTTCCTCGCCCTGCATTTCAAGTGATATAAATGCAACACGTTTTCCTGCACGGCAGGCGGCTGCGACCATGCCCAATGCGAGCGAGGTCTTGCCTCCACCTGGACGTGCCGCAAGCACATACAGTCTGCCAGCCCTAAACCCTCCGGCCATCGTGTTGTCCAAGCATTGCAGCGACGTCGGAATAGCCGGCAATTTCTCCACACCCGACAAGTCCTCTGCGTACATCGCCGCCAGCCGTTCCGCCTTGGTCAACGACTTGGTCGGCTCCAGTTGAGGCACATGCACAGCTTTGGCTGCTGCCATTGCCTCAATGCGCTCCTCTGGGTCGCTGGCTTCGGCAGCTCTACGCAGGTGGCGCTCAATCTGCGCCATCGCCTTGCGTTGCTCTGCGTGAATACGCACCGACCGCGCATAGGCTGTGCAGTCCGTTGCTGCTTCCAGCGTAAGGTCTACTGCAAATTGGCCGAAGGCAGAGTTCTTAAGCGCATGCTCGCCTTGGAGGATATCCACGAGGCTTGCTGCGCCGCGCAACTCGTAAGCCGCAAGGTATATTTGCAGCACAAGCGCGGTGTTGGGATCGGTAAAGTCCGCAATCGTACAGCCGCTGTCGAGGTACTGCTGTAGGCAGATGCCGGTAGCGTCTGTCACAACAGAGGCAACAAGGACTCGTTCTGCGACAGGATCGCGAACTGCGTTGGAGTCTGTCTGCTTGCGCGCCATCTAGTCCTCCTCGCGCACAAGCGTCTGCTGTGAGGGTCGTGCACTCCAGTCCAGTTGACAGACGGATGGACGACCCGTCTCGCGTAGCACCCAACTGTTCAATGCGGCTTGGACTTTCTCAATGTTCTGGCGGCTGCACCACTCGGGCAAAGTCCAGGCCCGCACCTTCTCGTCGGGGCCGTATGGTCTGCCGCTGTTGTACGGCAATTCGTTCGCCGCAAACCGCATGAGCATTGCAAGATTGTCCAAACCGCCGGCGGCTGCGGCAACCTTGGCAAGATTTCGCGCGTTGCGCACATAGAACTGTTTGTCTGCCTTGACGGCAGGATTACCAAGCACAGCTAGCTGCGAATTCCATTCGCCGATAACAGCGTCAGTAACTTTCCTGTTTAGGATAGCGGCTGCTGTCTCTTCGTTCGCAGCCAGCCTGTTCTTTGGTTGTTCCTGACGAAACAGATGGTCGATGTGGTGCGTGTCGGTAACGACAGGCACGGGCTGCGGAGCAGCCTGTATATTTATATCTGTATCTGTTTCTGTATCTGTTTCTGTATCTGTTTCTGTTTCTGTTTCTGTTTCTGTTTCTGTTTTATGCCCCAGTGTGGCAGGACCCTTACCCCCACGGGTGGGGGGTGTGGGTCCAATATCTTCAATGAGTTGTGAGTAGAAGCGCGTCCACTGGTATCCTTTTGCTTCCAAAGTCCATGCCGAGTGGTGGTCGAGTGCTCGGGGAGTGCTATGCCGCATGCGTAGGGGGAGGTAGGCGACTGTCGGGTTAGTGTCGGCATCTGTGATCAGCAATCCGCGCTCAACCAGCGAGGCAATCGCCGGTCGCAATGCTTGTGGAGAGACGCAAAGATCTGCCGCCAGCGCATTGATACGCAGAGGAACAACAGGGAAGGGGCGGCTGTCTGGACCTGCGGCAAGCCGGAAATATGCAGCTTGCGCAACAACGGACAATCCGGTCAGCGGTCCCCAGATATCGGCGTGAATCGGTCTATAGGGTGGAGGCATAAAAAATCTCCTGCCCGTACAGAAACCAACAAAGGGTCGCACCCTTCCGACACCCGGAAACCTGAGGTGGCGGTCGGTCCTTTGCTGGCTTCTGTAAGGAAAGGAAATTCATGATGGTTTCCAGTTGAAGCAGCCGACCTGGTGCGAACAGGCGAAGGGCTGCGTGTTGTCTAAGTTGTACAACGGGCGGCGGCTGTTGTCAACTCTTGCTGCGGGAGGCAAGCCGCTGCTGCAACAGATAGACGGCGGTCTCGTGCTTGTCGCCCAAACCTTGCAGGAAGTTGTCCATGCCCATCGACAAGGCGTTTTCTTTGCGCATGTGGTCGCGGACCGCCTCGAGCACAGTCTGCAGCCCCTCTTCGACCATCAGCGAGCGCTTGTGCAGATCTGAGGTTGTATCGCAAGCGCGCTCGACGACGTTGGCAATTCGTTTGATCTGATCTGCTGCACCCACCGCATCGCTGCCGTACATGGCGACAATCTTTTCGGCCAGCGTGTCGAACTCGTCGTCAATGCTGCTGTACAAACGTTCAAACAGCAGGTGATCGCCGTAAAATTCCTCGCCCCTGACTTGCCAGTGCGCTGTGTGGTGAACAATCTGCACAGCTCGAAGCATTGCCAGCAGGTTTTGCAGCCGGCTCTTGCAAGATTCTTTGGTCGCCATAGTCAAACCCTCCAAGGTGTCTGCATTGTACGCAGGGTTGGCGGGTTGTCTATAGGTGTGGCTGTTGGTTGGCTAGTCGTTGTCGCTGGCTGTCTGGTCTAACCAGTCGGCCCACAGGCTGTCTGCGATTTTGTCGAGGTCATGCAGCGCCAGGTTGTGCAGGTCGAGACGTTCAAGCATTGCGATAGCCTGCTGCTCTGTCGCTTCCGGCCCTAGCAGTTGGCGCATATAGGCAAGGTCAAATTGTCGCATTGTGTCCTTGTTTGGTTGCGGGTTAAGGTTGCGCGTGAAGGTATGCGCGCCCCACCGTTGGTTGGGTTAGATGTTGTGATAACTCTTGGTGTATGAATCGAAACCGCTGCCAATCTGCTGCCACGCTGTTTGCCCAACGTCATAGCCACGCATACGCAGCAATTCGGCTTTGACCATCAGCGTGCGCAGATTGCGCGCGACGACGAAACTAGGCGCGCACTCGCCGTTTACAGTCAGAAAAAAATCGCCGTTGCGCAGGTGCACGTAGCCGTCACGGATGTTGATTTTGGGAGTGTTGATCGTTTTCATGGTGTCCTGGTTTGGTGTTGGTTGTGTTTGCGCGTGGTTGGTATTGCGCGCCCCACCGTTAACACAACGCTAAGCTTCGACAATCTGAAAAGTGCAACCTAGTTGCTGCCAATATTTGACCCAGTCGTGCAGACGATCCTCGCGCACTAAATACGAGGTCAATTGAACGTAGGCACAGTTGCGACCTTTCACTTTGCGTTCCGTTGTTACTTTAAACATGCGACACGGTGCGTTCATGTTATCCCCTAGTGCGGCGACAGAATCGCGGCGATTGTGAAGATGGTGAGTGCCGTAATACCCAGACCTGTAGCTAGATGCATCGCGTCTATCCAACGCGCTAGCGGCTTGCAATCGTCGCAGTACTGGTCGCGTCCGTTGCTGTGTTCTGCGTGACAGTGGATGCAGTAGTGTGCGACGCGTACGCTGTCCGGTGTAATGTAGATTATGCGCATGTTGCCCCCTTCTTAGGCCTCGGGCATTGAGCGCAGCGTCGCAGCGAGCAGCGCATCGCTGGCCCGCTGGTCTTGCGGAAATTCCAGATCCCAGGCCCACAGCAAATCCTCTGCCACGCACTGCAACTCGTTTGCAGCGGCCTCGGTCGACGCGATGTCGTCGTCGTCCTGTAGGTGCGGCGGTAGTGGCTCGTCAAATAGCGCGACAAGGTCTGCGAGAAATATCGCAATCGTGTGGCGCTCGAGTTTGTCCTTGATTGCCGCCATCTTGTCTGCTGAGTGTCCCAATAGTGTTTGCATGGTTTGCCTACCTTGGAATCGCGCATTATCGCGCGGCACTGCGCACAGGAATCGAACCTATGCAAGCCCACCAGGGCGCAGTGTGTCGCTAGATAGTGCAGCAGCCACAGCAAGGCGCATCCTCGCACTTGCCGCGCCGGTTGCGATAGTAATCACGGCCGCCAATACGAATATGCGTAGAGACTGTGTGGCCAGAATCGGCAAGCATGCGCCGCGCAACGGCAAGCGCTGTGTCGAGGTCTAGGTCAGGGTCAAGGTCGCGCACAAGCCAGGCCTGTCGGGTTGTCTTGTCGTAGACGATTGAATCACCTGCGTTGATGCGTGAGCCGGTAGCAGACTGCGATGAAAAACGCGCTTGCATGATTACCATAACGTTTATTCCTTTGCGCCAAGTGGCGCAGTGTGTTGTTTATTGCTGCGGGCGATTGTGCTGCAACCAGTTTTCGCACGCGTCCAAAGCGTTGTAGATGTCTAGGTCGTCGTCTGCAGAACACACATTGTGGCGCACTAGGTAGCTAAACTCTCGTGCTGCGGATTCAATATCTGCGTAGGTCAATGCATCCCAATTGCCGCACGATAGGGCATACAACTGGCAGCCTTGCCCACCATGCCAGGCTTGTGCTGTAAACGCCGCTAGAACCAAATCGTCTGTAGGATTAATCATAATCACACCTCGTGCACTGTGTAGCGCGGAAAGTTAACGGCGACCGATACGCAGCTCGCGCAATTGACGTTTAGCGCTTGCGCCGTGGTCTTCGATTGTAATGCTAGGGCGATTGCTGCCGCGCGCGTTGCCGTCGCACAAGCCGCAGCGATTGCAGTCTATCGGATTGGCGCGGTCGCTTGCTGCCGGGCATTGAATTTCGCCGGCAAGTACCGGCGCACCGACCGGACGCACGCGAAAGTAGCGCCAGCCCTGCGCGCGTGCCTGCAACGCATCCTCGACACTTTCTACGCTGGCCATGTGATCCTGCGCCAAATCTGGACGCGTGCGCCAAGCATGCGTATAGCCTAAAGGTTGCAATCCAAAGTGGTCGCGCATATCGCGCCATGCCTGCAGAATATGCAACGGCAATGCAGCTGCGTCGCCGAAAGCTGCACTACGTGCACGGCGCACGGCTCGAGAGGGTTTGACCTTGCCTGCGTCGCGCGCTTTGACGATAGAGGCAGCGCCGGCGCTGAGTACCTGCGACGCACCTGCGTGCGTGTAGCAGTCGCCGTGCTGCAGTGGACAATCGCCGCAAGTAGAGGTGCTACCGTGCTGTTTAATCAGCGACCAGGGCGAGGCACCGCCGTCTGCAGTGTCCGGCAAAATCCAGAGCGTGAGTGCTGCGCCGGTTTTGGCATTGCCGGTCGCTTCAGCGACAAGCGCCTGGATGTCGCCGCCGGAATATGCGCCGCCTATCGGCGCGCCACGATACAAGGTCTCAGCCATTGTCTACCTCAGTGCGCGATAATCCGCGCGGATTGCCCGCAATAGTGCGGGGGCACTGCGTGCCGGAATTGAACCAGCACAAGCCACCTAGGCGCAGTGTGCAGTAGCTAGACGCGTTGCAGGTAGCTAGCCGCAGCTTCGGCCTGCGACGTAAAGCGCTCTGTGAAGTACAGGTCAATTTGCCCGTCGTCGCCCGCACAAGCAAAGTGCACAGACCAGTACGGGCGCGCAGCAGTCGGCGAGCACAGCACGATATGCCCGTCCTCGACGGTACGGGCGCACAGGACGCGCCAGACGTCTGAACGGCGAAGGGTCGCGGGGAAATACGGCGTGTTAGGAATGAACTGCATTGTCTACCTCAGTGCGCGATAGCCCGCGCGGGCAGGGGTTTAGATTGCGTCAATGCACAGCGCTGCGCAGTAGGCAAACAGAATGCCACAGGCAACGACAAGCAGAACGTGAAGGGCTTTGGCTGTGCTCATTATGCGACCTCAGACTGCGCGTCGTGACGCGCCCAAATTGCAGCAGCAGTCGAGTAGTACGACACGGCCCACGTTACAGCGCTAGAGTGCAGCCACTCCACGGTCAAACCGCTGTTTTCGTGCGAGGCGATGTAATCGTCTACAAGCGCTTCGACAGTCGGGCGAAAGGCCGCCTCGTAGTCAAGCGCAGAACGCTGAGCGTCGGCGACACCGTCAAGGCGCACATAGTGCAAATGGTCGTTAAGGTCGTGCAAGTCCATTGTCTACCTCAGTGCGCCATCAGCGGCGCGGCTTGTGACTTGCGAGGCATCAGCGCCTCGATGAATCCAATCTACAGTGACACAATAGCCCTGTCAAGAAAAAAATGCACGCCCTGCAAAAAAAGTTACAACCCCGCATCGCGAAACGGAAAAAGCCTAGACCCTTCGCGCGCGCGTAGCAGATTCCTACGTGCGGCGCAACGCAAAGGTGCGCATCATCCACACGATCCAAAACTGGATCGCACAGGCCCACACGATCCAAAACGGGGCCAAGTCCAGAACGACCCGAACCGCTCGCCCAATCCGCCCGCTCGCCGCCCGCTCGCCCTTCCTCCATCCCGAATCCCCGCAGCATCCCCGCACACCACACGCCCCACGCGCACACACGCACGCACACGCGTACACGTACACGCGTACACACGCGCACACGCACGCATGCACACGGGTATAGGTAGGTGGGTGGGTAGGGTATAAGGCCAGGTCATCCCGGCGCGTGTTAGTCTAAACGTTGAGACCACCTCGCACATTACCCCTGCCGTCAGATTTGCACCTGCCGCGAGAATTTTTTTGCACGACGCCTGGGATTGCGTAGGTGTAGTGGGATTAAGGCTTATTGGTAGATGCCTACAGCCGGCGAGGATATTGCCGATAGCTTGTAGATACAGGGACATAGACTTGTAGTGTAGAGATTAGGGCATACCGTCGCTCTAACGATCGACCCCTATACCCGTCCGGTAGTCACTTCGTAATCCCGATTGCGTGTCTTTGTGTTGTGTGCTAGATGTGCCAGCGCGGACACGCTGCGGGCTTACTACGCTCCCGCCCTCCGCGCTGCGCTAAGGTTCCCCCCTGTAGCATATTTAAAGAAAAAAAACAATAGGGGGTTTGTAACGTGCGGAGATTACAACATGTGCATGCCTGTGCTTACGGAGGGTAATGTGGGTAGACGCGAGAAGGATATTGAAAGCGTTACGGAATCGGATGCGGATGTGCTTGCGCAGTTGTCTTCGGTAGAGAAGGCGTTTGCGGATGTAGGTTATCCCAATGTTGCGATGCGGGGATTGGCCGAGCTTGCGATGCTCGAGTATCGCAAGGCGGACAGGGCGATCGACAGGAGCAAGTGGTTCTCGTCGTTGTTGCAGGTAGCCAAGGTGTGCGGTAACTTGGGCGAGGAAGAATTGGAACAAAGGAACATGCAGATCTCGGAGAGTGCCCGACCTGTACCGCAGCCGCAGATTTCGGTGTGGGATGTAGACTTGACGGGTTTTGACGAATAGGTGTGCGGTGGCGGGTAAGACGATCGACTGGAAGGATCGCGAACTTACTGCGACGGAAGAAGTGTATTGGCTGCAGGGAGAGCATCGGTATATTCGCCGGCCTGCAGAAGATAACGACGAAGGGCTGACCAAGTACAAAGGATTGCCGGACAAGAGGCACGGGCAGTTGCTGCGCGATGCGATGCAGGAATGTATGCGTATACGCGGGTACTGGTGTTCGCGAGACTTTGTGTACACGCAGAAGCTTGTCAATCGAGAAGCCAACGAGGACAGATTGCGTGCGCTTGCAGAGGCGCGCAAGATTCAACGGCAGGAGGAAAAGGTGGCAGGCAAACGATCGGTGCTTGTGTCGAACAGGGAGATTCGCAAGATGGTGCCCAACGACGAAGTGGGCAAGATGATTGCAGCTGCATCTCAGGCCGTCGTTAAAGAAAACCTTGCACACGCGCAATCGCTTGCAGAGCAACCAGGATTGTCTATCAAGGAAATCAAGAAGATCCTGCTTAACAACTTCCGGGAGTTCTGCCTCAAATGCAAGGTCGAAGGCAAGGACGGAAAGTTTGTGCAGTTTGTGTGGAACAGGCCGCAGCGGCAGCTTGCCAAGATGCTTGCCATGCGTCTCGTCACAGGCAAGCCCGTGCTGGGCGTTGTAGCCAAAGCCCGCAAATGGGGATGCTCGCTGCTTGTTGTACATTGGATGGCGTGGATGATGGTGCGGGCGCCCAATACCCGAATCATGCTTGTGCTGCACCACAAGGACTACCTTGGAGAGTTCCGGCGCCGCTACAAGCAGGTCTTCTTGTCCCTGCCGTCGTTCATTGTACCCAAGATAATTGTTGACAACTCTTCGCAATTGTGCTTGGAAAACGGATCGCTTGTCGATTTCTACACAGCCGGCACCAAGCAGACTGCCGATTCAGTAGGCCGGTCAACGGGTTATCAATGGGCGCACTTTACAGAAGTGCCGTTTTGGCATGCACCGGACCAGACGTTTACGGCTGCATTGTCCTCGGTGTACCTGGGCGGCAATACCGGCGTTGTTGTCGAATCTACGCCGCGCGGCGCGTACGGTAAGTTCTACGACATGTACAACGAGGCCAAGCAGGGGCTGTCGGATTACTTTGCCTACTACGTTCCGTGGCATGCGGTCGACGATTACAAGTTGCAGCCAACGCTTGACCAGCGGCATTACTGGCAAATGTGGCGCGATACGGGCAATGACGATTACCGCATCAAGATGGGCGTCACGGCTACAGGAAAGCCTATTGTTTTGGAGGATTCGGAGAACCGGATCGGCAGGTTTGGCCTGTCCTGCGACCAGTATCTGTGGTGGTGCGACACCCTGCGCAACCGTCACGGCGGCAATATCCTGAGCATGAAGCAGGAATATGGCGACGATGACACGTCGTGCTTTCTGACGGCTGCAAAGCTTGCCTACGAACATGACGAAATTGCCAAGGTCAAGGCGCAATGCGACGCCATGCGCGACCAGTTCTTTGACGCAGGGCTTGTCTATGACAATGCAGGCGTCATGCAGTTGGACAGGACAATGCGCGTCTACAAGATACGCGAGACACCGGATGCCAAGGTCATTGAACAGGGCCGTTATTTTGCGGTCATGGACACGTCATTTGGCGGATCTGCGCAGGCAGACTGGTCTGTAATGAAGCTCTATCGCCGCGAGCAGGATTCGCTTGTTCTTTGCGCAAAGATCAAGTCAAAGTTGCAACCGTCACCGTTTTGCGACCTGTGCGAACGCCTGCTTGAGTGGTACGGCTTGCCGCTACTGGCTATCGAAGCCAACAAAGGCGAAGCTCACATCAACGAGTTCCGCAACCGGAACTACCCTCGACTGCATCGCCGCCAGCGCATTAATGTCATCGACGGCAGCAAGCTTGAAGATGCAATCGGCTTTTGGATGTCCGAAGCCACGCGCGCAGTTTGTCTTGCGACACTTGACCGCTATATCCGGGACGAACGCCTCGTCGACCCCGACGATGATTTGTATTCGGAATTGTTTACGTTTGTCGTCAACGAAACAACCGGAAAGAAAGAAGCGGCCAAGAATTGCAACGACGACCATGTCATTTGTACCGCAATTGCCTGTCACCTCGATGATGCCTATCCGCTTGATGCCGGTGAAAAGCGCAACAACGCACACAGCGCGGCAAGAATTGCAGCAATACAAGGCGCGGCCTATGACAACGCCCCGCGCGACATCGGCGACATTGTTAGCCGCATGCCTACGTCTCGGCCACATGCACCATGGGCATCCGATCAGGGGTTCCTACCGGGCGGTGGCAATGCCTGGTGGGCAGCAGACTCGCAACGGTTTGACAACGACTGACGGCTATGTAGTTGCATTTTCCGGCGCGATTGTCACAATACAGACGGTATTGCAGGAGCATTGTGTATGTACGAGATTGTCGTCCTTGTTGCAGTCCTTGCAGCGTTTGTGTCTCTTGGAATTGAGATCTACAAACTCAATATGCAACTGCGCACGGCACATGCCGAACTCAAGAGCAGCCGCGAAGAGGTAAAGGCCGAACGCGAACGGCTTATCTCCGTGCTTGCCGCTGCACAATCCGACAAAATACAGTATTCGCTTGGGTTCCTTACCGATTCGGATATGGTCCGCAAACGGCAGGAAGAAGATGCAATGAAGAAGTCGTTTCAGTCAAACGACTAATCGGGGGAAAGAATGAACAGAGAAGATGCACCTCTTGCTGCTCAAGCAAAAACATTCCCGGCCTCGTCTTCAAGGGCCGCAAGCATGCTTTGGCAAGGAATCAAACTCCCCTATGATCTTGCCGTTGGCACAGTCAATTACGCCCAAAATCTTGGGAATCGTATTGACGAAATGCAAAAATGGAAACAAGTGCAAGGTGTCGATGGGCAACCGCTTTATCAAGCGCCCAACGGCGATTTGTACACAGAACAGCAATATTGGAAACAATTAGCTCAAACAGCTTGGGAAGTTACGTTGTTGGCGGGAATGCCTGGTAGTGGTGGCGGCTCCGCTACGGCTGCATCTGGCGGGATTGCTTCCAAAGCAAGCAAAGTTTTGCAGGCCGCGGAACGTGCTGCGCCCGCAGAAACAGCCGCAGCCAAAGCTGCAGCAACCGAAAGCGTTGCGGCAAAAAGCATGCAACCCTCGTTGCCAACAAGCGCTCCAACCGCAAGAGGAACAGGCGTATCTGCTCCAACTAGTTTGCCGACTCAAAAAGCTCCATCGGCTGCAATTCCTATGGAACCGGGGCCGGCATTGCCAACAAGCGCACCAACGGTGCCTGCGGGAGTTGCAGTTCCTACAAGAACTCCAACAATTGCAGGGACAGGGGTGCCTGTTTCGCAAGCAGAAATTGATGCAACAAGAGCTGCTGTTCTTAAAAATGTTCAGCCGCCAACTCCTCCGCCACCTGGGCGGGCGCCATTGCCTCAACCGACAGCCGTTCCGCCTGCAATCCCAGTATCAGCACCAGCTTCTCCAATTGCACCGGGAAGTGTGCCGCAGGCTGCGCTTAGTTCATTTGGTAAATTTTCAAATTGGGCCAGAGCAAACAAGGCAAAAGTTGGCTTAGGCGCACTTGCGGCACCAGCAGCTCTTTATGGACTTTACAAACTTTTGACCGGCAAAGACGCGCAGCAACAAGAATCAGACGCTGAACAAGGTAATGCGCCAGCGCAAGCGGCAGTGCCAACCGCAGCAGCACCTGCCGCAGCAGTGCCAGCCACGGCAGCACCTGACGCAGCCGCAGCAGCCGCGCCGGTTCCTCCAAATGCCAAAGGTGCGGGCGCTAACGCTGTTGCCAGTAAAGGTGGGGCAACTCCGCGTCTTGCCGCAGCGTCTATGGGCGTAAAGACAAAGGTTGGTGCTGGCGGTGCAGGCGGAATGGGTGGAGCAAATCAGGGTGGTGCAGCAGGAATGCCGCAACCTACGGCAACACCGTACGTTCCAAGAAATGGAATGGGCCAGCCAAACTATAACTACTATGCCGACATGATGAATTCTGCAGATGAGGTTAACGCGTACAACCGCGATCTTGTCAATTTGCGCGAAACGGCCAGGCAAGCAGCAATAGAAGCAGGTCGGCGCGGAGAAAAGTTTCAGTTTGTTCCAGTCAAGGATGTAAAGAACAATCGGGTATATTTTGTCAATGCCAATGGCAATGACGTTGCACTTGACATGAATGACCAAGGCGATCGCGAACGTTACAATCGTCTTGTGGAAAGTTCGGGTATTGACCCAATTCACATGTCTGATTGGATGTCCAGGTCGTCTCGTCCGCTTATGCGGCACGTTGTTCCTGGCGGTGGGTATTACGATACAAATCCTGACTTTGGTTATCACCGTAAACGTGCAGAAGAATCGGTGCAAACTCAGGAAAACAAGTTGCAGTTTGGGGAACAACAAGCCGCAAATGAATCAAAGCAGATGCAGCCGACATCCGTTGCCACAGTGTTGCCAGACATTGCGCATGTTGAACAAACTGCTGGGAAAAACCTTCCCACGTTTGAATCATTGCGCGCAGGCCGGTATGCGCAGGAAAATCCGTTTGTCCCCAAGACAGAATCGCCACTTACCTCAGTGGCAGATGTATTGAGGCAAGGCAACATGACCCCAGAAGAAGAGGCTAAACGGTTTGGACAATGGGATTATGAAACCAATGAATTCAAATCACAAATTCCAAGTCAACCAGAAACGCCGCCGACTTCTTTGAAACTCAAAACCAAAACCAAAAACAAGCGCGTTCGGTAACAATAAGGGGGCCATATGTTTAAGGCATACAAAGAACCGCCTAAGCCTTCGTTTGATTACAAGGAATTTGCAATCGAAAAGGGTTTGCCTTTGGCCGGAAGCCTATTGGGCGCAGGTGTAGGTGCATATCTAGGCGGGCCGGCTGGCGTTGGGATTGGTTCTCAGATTGGCGGAAGCCTTGGCGGGATGGCATCCGGTGCATTGTCCGAAAAACCTGGTAGTCAAGCGACCATGATGCGCGGCACACAGGGAGCCATCAAAGGCTATGAGGATTGGCGGACTAAGGTTCCCAAGGATGCCTTGGATATCAATGCAGCAGGAAAGATCCCAAATCCATCTTCTGCTCCAGAATCTGCTAATACATCGCCAACGTCGGCTGCACCTACAGGCATTGGCAATCCGATGGGTAGTTTGGATTTGCCAAGCATTCCAAATGTTCAGACGTCAAATCTAGACGAAGAAGTTCCGACATTTGGGTCAAAGTTTGGCAAATACAATTCCGCACGCGCCATGAGCTTCAAACCGTAGGTGAAACAATGGCAACATCCAAAACCAAATCCCCCGTCATCTCCAAAGGCTATCAAGGCGAGGACATGGAGTCCAAAGCCCCAAGTGCCGGCGAGATTACGCAATGGATGCGCAAGTGCGAAACTGGTTTGTTGCCTATTGCAACCGACTGGTTGCAGAACAAATTATTTAGCAAAGGTCTTCAGTATCTTGCTTCCGCAGGCGATCACACGATCATGCTTGCGCCTGTTCCGCAAAATGCCAAACGTATTACGGTCAATGTCTTTTCGGACAAACGCCGCACGCTGATTTCTAAGTTCACTGCGCAACAACCGATTCCGGTTGTCACGCCCGCAACGTCGTCGTCGGATGACCGCGCTACCGCCCGTGAATGCGAACATCTGCTTCGGTGGGTGTGGCGCAAAATGGAACTATCGCGCGAGCTTGATTACATGGCCGGCGACGTTGTCGACTGCGGCGGTGGTTGGTGGCATATCTATTGGGATCCAACGATTGGCGAAGAAAAGGAAGTTGTTATTAGCGCCGAGGTCATGGACCTTGCTACGGCGCAGCCGACGATCCAGAAAGTCCGCACAGGCGATGTTGCTTGCCACTTTGTATCCAACTTTGAAATGCGCGTAGATCCGTCTGCAATGCGTTTAAATGACGCAATGTGGATTATGCGCGTATCGTACATGTCGACCGATGTGGCCGAACGGCGTTGGGGCAAGGAAGTGTACGCCGATGCTGCGGGTACACGTCCGTCTATCCTTACGCCAGACTGGCTGCTTAATCCGCAACGCCTGCTTGCAGACGACGTTTGCCGGATTATTGAGTGCTGGTACAAACCATGCGATGAATACCCGACTGGATTTTACGCGGTTATCACCGGCAGCGATGTGATCCACTTTGAGAATGAATTGCCAGGTGGAGAGTTCCCGTTTATCTATTGTGAGTTTGATCCCGATTGCGACAATTTCTACGGCACGACGCCGCTTTCGTATGCTCGTCGTCCGCAGATTGAGTTGAACGGTTTGCTTTCGCAAATGGGTGATGGTCGTTCGCGAGGCATGTTTGGAGCGTGGCTTCAGCCGCGCGGCGCCAACATGGACATCCCCACCGGCGCTCCGCTTGAAGTGTTGGGCTACAACGACAATGCAGGTCGTCCCGCATTTGTGCAGCCGCAACCTACGTCCGAAGCGGCCTATCGCATGGTCGATGTGTTTATGGGTTTGCTTAGCCAGACGTCGGGCATTACCGATACGGAACAGGCAACATCGGGTCGCGATCGTTTGTATGCTGCGGAACAGGACAATACCAAGCTTGGCCCCGCGCTTCGCAGTCTGCACTCGTTCCTCAAACGTGCGGCAATGCGCATTCTAAACCTGTATCGGGACAATGCGCAGTTTGATGTGTTGTATTCGGTATCAGACAAGAATGCCGAAAGCGATGTGCGTGCATTCTCTGTTGGCAAGATTAAATACAGCTCTGTTGAAATGAGCATTGACTCTGCGTTGCCATTAAATCGCCAAGCCAAACGCGAGCAGGTGTTGATGTTCTATCAGGCCGGTCTGATTGATAAGTCAGATGCGTTGAGCATGATGGAATTTGGCAACATTGAAGATGCAATGGGAACCTCAAACCTTGATCGCGAACGTGCACGCAATGAGAACTTGATGCTCACTGTACAAGCCGTTGGCGTTGAAGAGTTTGAAGATCATGCTGCGCATCTTGAAGAACATCTTGCCGAAATGAAGCAGGAAAAATGGTATTTGCTTGATGACGAGTTGAAGAACAATTTCCGCATGCATGTCAATTTGCATCGTCAATTTGTGCAAGCCCAATTGGGTCAAGGACAGCCTCCACAAGGTGCCTTGACAGAAGGCGGCGGAAATACCAACAATAGTGTTGGCGCAATGGCTGAAGTTCCGGCAGCAAATGCGCCGAACGCAACACTGCCGATTGAGTCCCCTGTTTCGGAACGAGACAACACGGCATTGGGGATTATCAACGGACGAACGATGGAGTAGCCCATGAGCGATAACCAGACAAATCTGAGCACAGCTAACGAAGGCACTGGTGGCAGTGAGGAATTTTCGTGGCGCAATTTGCCGGGCGGCGATGATTTCGCTGAGGGAATGGCAGAGTATGCGAAAGGTTTGTCGGGGGATAGCGACGGGGATGACGACATTGGCGAGCGTATGCGCGCCGAAGATTACGGCGAAAACAACAACTCCGCGCCGTCGACGCAGCAGAACATCAAGCCTGTACAGCCCCAGGATATGCAGTCGTTGATGTTGCAGATGCAACAGCAGCAATTGCAGATGTTCAACGAAATGCAGCAGCAGTTTGCTATGGCGCAATCGCAGTCGGTTGCCCAAGCAGTGCAGGCTGCATTGGCTTCGATGGGTCTTGGGCCAAAGGCTCCAGAACCGGAACCCGATCCAATTGCCTCGCTGGATCCAGACGATCCGGATTACTTCTTTAAGAAGACCGATGCCGAACTGATGCTGCTTAAGCGTCAGAATCAGGAATTGGTCAATCGCCTTGAAGCAGAACGTCAGCAGCAAATGATGGCTGTTCAGCAGCAGCAGCAAATGGCTGCGCAGCAGCAGTTTGTCAGTCAGGTCAACAATGACCTTGGCCGCGCTGTGGATTATGTGTTTGATGGATGGCCGGACACTCCGCAAGTTACTGCGCTTAAGAAAATGGCGGCAGATACTGTAGATGCGGAATGGCATGCGCACGGATACAAGCCCGAAGGCTATGCCAAAGGCATCCGCAAGGCGCAGGAAATGGTCAAAAGCATGGAAGGATTCAAGCACACTTTTGCGGCAGGCGCCCCAAAGGCTGGCGGGATCCCTCCAATTGGACGAGGAAGCAATCCTCCTTCGTCAACAGGCGAACAGCAGGGCGGTCTAACCTGGCGACAGATGTTTGACCAAACCCGCAGGAACGATGCCGCCGCACTTCGCGAGGCAATCAAGAACGGTATGCACTAACACGGTGTTGGTGCATATCGCTATCAGGTCCGCGTGACCTAAGGAGCCAGTCATGGCAACGCCTATTACCGCATATGAGGGTGCTAATACAGTACCTAATCTACTCAAGCGGCGTTACGGGAAGGTCGCGCAGACCATTCCGCTCAAGTTTGATTTGTACAAGTGGCTTGATGCCGCGCCCTCGTTTGATTTCAAGGGTCGCGACTTTGTGTTTCCGGTTATTACCGGTCCCGGCGGCGGCTTTACGGCCTATGCCGAAGGCGGCAAGTACCCGGGTTCGGTCAAGCCGGTTATCAGCGATGCGACTTTGCCGATTACGCAGATCGCCACGCTGGTTGCGTTCTCGAACCTCGACATGATGCTCGGCAAGAGCGATGCCGATGGCTTCCTGCGTAACACCGACAAGATCGTCCAACTTGCGGTTGAGAACTTCAAGCGCAAGATGAACATTGAACTGTACGGTCTGCACAAGTATCAGGCCGTTGGTGGCGCTGCGTACACCGACCAGAGCCTGAACGGCGTCATCAACCACATCTTTGGTGTGGCCGGCGCTGCTCCCAACATGACCATCTCGGTTGACCGTCCTTTGGGCTACCAGCATGCGGACCTTGGTTCGACCAAGTATACCCGTTACCTGATCCCCGGCGACGTTCTGGCGTACGGCACGATTGCTGGTAGCGTGTTTACGACCAAGGGTCATTTGACGGTTAACTCGGTCAACCGTTCGGCCAACACCGCGAGCGTGACGATTCTGTCGAGCGCTGGTGGCTTGCCGGCTATCGACGACTGGCTGACCTACGCCGATTACGATCTGGCGACCAACAACTCGTACGGTCGTATGCCGCAGGGTCTGGGCACGGTTCTGTACCAGCAGGACTTGAACCTGGCCGCCGGTGGTACGGGCGCACAGGTCATCGAAGGCGTGACGGTTACGTCAAACGATCCGCTCGGTTGGTACAGCCAGAAGCTGACCTCGGCTGGTCCGTTTGACCAGACCGATTGGCACCAGCTCAATCGTAACATCGAGATTGTCTCGCAGGGTCCGGAGACGGCCATTGTGAACGATCCGACGATGAAGGACACCTACGCTGGCACGATCGTTCCGGATCAGCGTCTGGTGGCTCAGGAAGCGAAGGGCGGCTTTAAGGAGCCTGAGTTCGCGTCCGGTCGTCCGATCAAGATGATCTACGACATGCACTGCCCCTACGGCGTCACGTTCTTCCTGTCGAAGGAAGAGGTGTTCTGGCTCAAGACGATGGCTGAGCCGGGCTGGGACAACGCGGGCGGCGGTCAGTGGAAGTCGTTCCAACAGCAGGATAGCGTCTACGCCGCGTTCAAGTGGTACTTCAATCTGGGCTTCCAGAATCTGAATAGCCACGGTGCGGTCAAGGGCATTCAGATTGCCAACGCTCCGCTGTAAGCGATACAGTATGCCGGCGGGGAAGGGTGGGTATTGTGCCTGCCCTTCCCTGTCCGGCTTTCCCCTTGGGGCTTAGCCCCCAATTGAGGACACAATGCCTATCGTTAATCACGACATTAAGAAGAATCAGTTTGCCGGTTGCCAGCGTGCATACTTTACGCTCAATGGGTCGGGCAATTCGACGATGAGCCTGCCGCTTACCGGTCCCAAGCAGATTCGCAAGGTGGCGATTGTCACCGGCCCCAATAGCGGCGCGGTTCAGCCTTTGACTCTGCAGCTCCTGCAAGCCGCCGCCGGCAGCGCAATTACTGCTGCGCTGGATATTAAAAAGGCTGTGGGCACTTACGTCATTGCCGATGAGTCGGCCCTTGTCAAGGATTACGTCAAAATGGGCGAAGCTTTTGATGGCATTGCGCTCAAGGTTGACAACAATGCCGGTGCAGACAATTGGTCTTTCTCTGTCGAAATTATCTTTTCCCCGCGCACCAACGTGAACAACACGGTGTTTGTGGATGAAAAGGTCGAGGGCGTTCTGTGAACCAGTTGGCTCGCAATATCTTGTTGAACATGCGGCATCTATGCCTGGGAACGAGCTTCGGATTTGACGCCGACGAGTTGGCGATCATCAAGGAAGACTTCCCAGGCGTAGAGGTCATGTGGAATCTCAATACAGAAAAGATGGAGCTTTGGAGTATTGGCGAAAGCGGTTCGCTTCCGTTAAGATTCCTTGACGACATTCCTCGTCACGACATGTACAAGCTTCATGACATTCTGCGAGAGATG